ATACATATACACCTAATGCAACAAACACAGCTAATACACAAAGACTAGCCGACGGATCACAGATCAGAGGAGCAATTCGTGGTAGAGATGCAATTTATGTTTGGACTGACACAGCATTATTCACAATGCGTTTTGTTGGTCAACCTTTTACCTTTGCGTTTGCACAAGTTGGAACTAACTGTGGACTAACAGGACAAAACGCATGTGTAGAGGTTGATGGTGCTGCATATTGGATGTCAGAAAATGGTTTCTTTAGATATGCTGGTAAACTAGAATCACTACCTTGTTTAGTAGAAGACTTTGTTTACGATGATATAAATTTAGATTCTGGTAACCAAATGATATCTGCAGGTTTAAATAATTTGTTTGGTGAAGTTATTTGGTTTTATCCAAGTTCATCATCTTCAGTCGTAGATAAAATGGTTACTTATAATTATTTTGATTCATCACCACAAAGACCTGTATGGACAGTTGGCACACTTGCTAGAACTATGTGGCGTGATTCTGCTGTCTTTGGGTTACCACATGCAACAGAATACGATGCAGACACAGACACGTCTTTTGATGTTGTGGGCAATACAGAGGGTAGAACAAGTTACTATGAACATGAAACAGGAACAGACCAAAATAGAAATGGAACTATATCTGCAATTGCTGCTAACATATTATCAGGAGACTTTGATATTACGCAAAGAATAGTTGGTAATCAAATGACAGGCATAGCTGATCTTAGAGGAGATGGTGAATTTATTATGAAAATAAGAAGATTTATACCAGACTTTATATCTCAATCTGGTGACACAAGAGTGACTTTAAATCTTCGTAATTTTCCTAATGATTCAGCATCAAGTTCTTCACTTGGACCCTTTACAATTACCTCATCTACTAGTAAAGTAGACACTCGTGCAAGAGCTAGAGCTATTGCTTTAAAAATAGAAAACACAGGATCTAGTCAAAGTTGGAAACTAGGAACTTTTAGATTAGATACGCAACCAGATGGACGTAGATAATGTCAATAGATAAAAAGATAAGTTATGTAGAACAAGATGGTTCTTTAAATTTTATAAAGAACTCTAAGTCCGTAACTGTTCCTAAAAGATTTAAGGCTAGAAAAAACGCACCAGCAACTAAGCTAGCATATATTACAGATGCTGAAGCTAAGATGTTAAAGAAAATGAAAAAGGGTACGCCTCACAAAGGCCCAAAAGGTATACCTAGTTATGATTCGTTTGGATCAATAGATAAGGAAACTGGTAAAGATACTGGTATGGCTGGCGGAGATGTTAGCAGGGCAGAGGCAGGAGACTTTGGTCCGATTGGTGGAGGAGGAGGTACAAAATTACCTCCAGGAGTAAAAAGAAAAACAAAACCTACAAAAGAAGAACAAGATTTAAGATCTGCTTTTATTGCAGCAGGTGGTGGACAAAGAGTCAACCCAGGTCTTTTTGATAGTAGAGATACTGTATCTCCAGCAGAGTTAAGGGCTGCAAAACAATTTGCACCAAAAGCTTTTAAAAAAGCAAGAAGGACTGGTGGTTTATTAGGACTTCTTTCTGGTGGTGGAATACTTGGAAATTTAATTAGAGGTATTGGACAAAGGTTTGGTTTAGGTAAAAAATTTAATCAACCAACATATGATATGAGTCAATTTAATGATTTAGGTTTATTAACAGATAGAGTTAATCCAGATTATTATCTTGATCAAGATAATGAATTAGCATTGTCAACTTTTTCTACTCCAAGAACTGTTGCACCTTTTCCACCAGGTGGAACACCTAAATCAATAAATAATCAAATAACACCTTTATCCATATTTGATAATCAAGTTGCACCTCTGGGCGCTAAAGTTGATAAAGGAATAATACAAGCTCTTGCTACTGCTACTGTTCCAGAACTTTTGATGGATTATACTAATCAAATAGAAAGAGGTGAGCCTATAACTGAAGATGAACAAATGTTTATGGATAACGAAATCGCTGCTTTAAGAGGATATCGTTAATGGCAAAGATATCACAAGTTATTACTAGGCCTGCACAACAATATGACTATACAGTTGCTGAAGCTCAAACTAGAGATTTAGATGCAATTGTAGAAAAACTAAATACGACATATCAACAAGAATTAAAAGATGAAGTAGAGGCACAAAACTTCTTTTTAAATTAATGGCAAATAGTTTTATAAATAAAAAAGCAGATTTAACGACAACAGATTTAACTACACTATATACAGTGCCTGCTGCAAAAACATCGGTTGTTAAATCACTATTAGTGTCCGAAGATGCTGGATCAGGAACCACGATAACTGTAACGTTGGTTAATGCGAGTGGTGCTATATTTAATTTATTTAAAGATAAGTCTATAGGATCTAAGGCAACCACAGAACTTTTAACTAATCCTCTTGTAATGGAGGAGAGTGAACTTCTTAAAGTGCAAGCCGCTGATGCAAATGAACTGCACGTCATAGCCTCTATATTAGAAATACAACCAAGAGAAGTAACAGCATAATGGAAGTAATAAAACCAACAAAAGTAGAAACAACGTATAGACACAAAGAAACTGGAGAGCTTTTTAAAGAAAGAAAAGACTGGGAAGCTAAAGGTTACAAGGCAGAAGACATGGCTCAAGATGTAAATGTAATGATGCCAAGTCTTGATTTATTCGGAGAAACCAAATAAGATAGATAAACTATGGCAATTTCAAGATTAGATATGGAAAGACAGCTTCGAAACATGGGTGGACGTATAGGTTTTCAAGAAGGCGGTATCATGCCTAGACTAAATCAATTAAGTGGTAATGTATCTTCTGCAGAAAAAATGTTACAAGGTATTAATGAAAGATTACAAACAGCTGAATCTAGTTTAGGTTCAGGTGGTGGAGGTCTTACTCAACTTCCTGCTGCTGGTGGTTTAGCTTTTAATCCTATGCAGACTCCTCCTGGAAGCATGCCTGTGGTACAACCAAGACCTGGACCATTCATGGGTCGTCCTATTATGCAACCTTTATTAGATCAACCATTAGGACAACCATTACCAGGAACGTTAGAGGCAGCAGATCCAAATAATTTGCTTCCTGGTACAACTGTTCCTACTGGGGGTACTTTTAATGGTATGCCTTTAATGAATCAAAATCCTTTTGATCAAATGAGTCCTGCTGAAAAAGTAAAACAAGTGCAAAATCGTATGATGCAACAAGATGTAAAATCTCCTGAAGTTCAAGCTTTTTTTAGTGAGGTTATAAGAACACAAGGAAAAACAGATAAACTTTATCCAACATCTAATAGTTTATTACAACCATTAGGAGGATCAGGAGGCGGTATGCAATCACCATTACAAAAAGCAATTGGTTTAGCAGATGGTGGTATAGCTAGTTTACAAGAACCCAGACAAGGATATTTTTTAGGTAAACTTGTAAAGAAAGCTAAACGTGCTGTAAAGAAAGTTGTCAAAAGTCCTATTGGAAAAGCTGCAATATTAGCAGCAGGAGCTGGTCTTTTAGGTGGAGCTGGACCATTTGCTGGTTTAAAAACTTCTGGTTTAGGATCTTTTTTAATGGGAGCTAAAGGTCCTCCAGGTCTTGCAAAAACAGGTATACTACAAAATTTTTTTCTTAAAAATCCTGGAGCAGGTTTTTCATTAGCAAATTTATTAGGCAAAGGATTAACAACTAAAGGATTAGCTGCAGGTATTGCAGGATTGTCAGGTCTTGGTGGATTGATGGCGGCTAGAGGGCAAGAGGAAGAAGATGATGAAGAAGATTTTTATAGAGGTGAAGGTTTAGATATTGTAGATATTGTTAGACGTGCAAGAATGAATGATCCTGAATTTAGATTTTTACCTGGTGCTGAGTTTACAGGCGCTTACGCAGAGGGTGGTGAGGTTATGAATCCAATGACTATGCTTGGTTTAAGTTTATTAGATAAAAATTCTGAAATGGGTATGGAAGAAATGAAAAAACAAAAAAAATTAATGGAACTTTTACAAAAATTAAGAATGACAGATCCTGATAAAGAACTTAGAAAAAGAGGGGAGTTAGAGGAATTAAGAAGAATTGAAGCAGAAAAAAGAATAAACAAAGCTGAAGGTGGGATCATGAACCTTGGAGGCATGGAGATGGACCTTAGAGGTGGTGGATTTGTACCACTAGGTGCTAAAGAAAAAGCTGATGATGTACCAGCAAGATTAAG